TCCTCGGGACATGGTATAGGAAAATCGGCTCTTGTTGCGTGGATAGTCTGGTGGGCCTTTTCCACCTTCCCCGACACCCGAGGGGTCGTCACCGCGAACACCGAGAATCAGCTTAAAACCAAAACTTGGGTAGAGATCGCCAAATGGCACCGCCTCTTTATTGCAAAATCCCTATTCAAATGCACGGCAACGGCCCTCTTTTCCACCGATGAAGACCGCGCCCGCGAGTGGCGCATCGACATTGTCCCCTGGTCGGAGCGCAACACCGAAGCCTTTGCTGGCCTTCACAACCAAGGTAAGCGAATCCTCGTTATGTTTGACGAGGCGTCCGCCATTCCCGACGTGATTTGGGAAACAACCGAAGGCGCTCTTACCGACACTGACACCGAAATCGTTTGGTGCGTCTTCGGCAACCCTACCCGCAACGATGGGCGCTTCCGTGAGTGCTTCGACGGCGGGCGCTTCGAGCACCGGTGGGTCCACCGCCAAGTCGATTCTCGCGATGTTGCAATCACAAACAAAGAGCAGATAAATCGCTGGGTCGAAGACTACGGCCTCGAATCCGACTTCATTAAGGTCCGCGTCCTCGGCAAATTCCCCACTTCGGACGAAGAGTCCTTCATTTCCCGCGAGGTCGCGGAGGCCGCAGCTTCCCGCCAACTTGAAAACCCGCAGTCCGACCAGCCGATCGTCCTTGGGGTAGATGTTGCTCGTTATGGCGGCGATCATTCCGTCATCTACCCCCGACAGGGGCGAGACGGCAGAACCCACCAGCCCCGCATTTTCTCCAACCTCTCCACCGTCCAACTAGCCGCCGCAGTCGTCCGAATCTACAACGAACTCGGAGCCTCCACGATTTTTGTCGATGGCGGGGGTGTCGGCGGGGGCGTCGTAGACCAGCTCCACCAATTCGGTGTGAACGTCATTGAGGTCCAGTTCGGGGGCAAGCCTGACGGCACTAACCTCGTCGATCCCCTCAACAAATATTACAACAAGCGAGCCGAGATTTGGGGAGCAATGCGGGATTGGCTAAAAACCGGAACCATTCCCGACCACGTTCCCGGCTCCGAACGTGGCCTCGTTTCCGAGCTAATAGCTCCGCACTTTACCCTAAACCCCCTCGACAAAATCCAACTTGAATCCAAGGAAATGATGCGGCGACGGGGCGCAGCCTCCCCTGACCTTGCAGACGCCCTCGCCTGCACATTCGCCTACCCAGTTTCCGACCGCCCCCTTCCAGCCATCTCCCACATGGTTGAGGATTACAACCCCCTAAGTGAGGAAAGTATCTATGAACTCCCCTAGCGTCCCTCCCCCTAAACCCGCACCGCTTCCCCCGACAATGGCCGACGCGGCCAAGGATACGCAAAAGTCTTCCAGCCGCTCCCGGAGGCGGCCCCGCACCCTTCTCACAAGCGCCCTCGGTGCGAAAAAGGGGCGGACTAACCGCAGGACCCTCCTCGGAGGTAGCGACTAATGCCCAAACAACTCCCCTCTGAAGAGATGAAGCAAAAGCAACAGCTTGTTGCCGAGCTTGAGGAAGAGTTTACCCTCTGGCGATCCCACTTCCAAGACCTCGCCAAGTTCATCCTCCCCCGACGATACTCTTGGCTTCAAGCCAACCCGATGAAATCCACAACCTCTTCGGCCGCTATCGGGGCATCCTCTTCAGGGGCCCGAAATGAGTATATCCTCGATCCCACCGCAACCAAGGCCGCCCGAACCCTAGCTGCGGGTATGTTCAACGGCATCACCTCGCCGGCCCGTCCTTGGTTCCGGCTTCGACTCGCCGGCTTCAGCCCTGAGCAAAACTCCGTCGCCGTCAAGCGTTGGCTCGATGAAGCCACCTCGCGCATCCAATCTGTCATGGCGGAGTCGAATTTCTACAACGCTATGGCGATCAAGTTCCTTGATCTCGGGGTTTTCGGAACCTCGGCTATGGTGATCTATGAGGACTTCGATCAGGTCATTCGCTGCTACAATGCCGCCTGTGGCGAATATCGAATCGCCCAAGATGAGCGTGGCCTCGTCTCCGTTTTCTCCCGCATCATCGTCCGGACCGTCCGCCAAACGGTAAAGGAGTTCGGCGAGGAAAATGTCTCCCCTGAAACCCTTCGAGAATGGAAGAAGGGCGGGGCAAGCCTTCAAAACCCGGTCGTAATCGTCCACCTTATCGAACCCAACGACGGTGCGCTTTCTTCCAAATTCTCGTTCCGCGAGCTTTATTGGGAAAAAGGGAATAAAGACGGAAAGGTTCTCCGAGAGGCCGGATACCGGGAACGACCTCAAATCGTGTCTCGTTGGGAATTGATCGGCAACGATTCCTACGGCTCAAGCCCTGCTCAAGACGCCCTTCCCGACATTATGCAACTTCAGCAAGAGACAAAGGCGAAGGCGAAATCCCTTGACTACATGAACAACCCGCCAATGGTCGTTGATTCCGCCCTTCAAGGCAAGCGGACAGCCCTCATGCCGAGGGGCGTTACCTTCGTCCCCAATTCCTCGCAAGTTGGGGCAAAACCCGCCTACCAAATCACCCCGCCGGTCAACGAGATGAGCCAAGACATCCGCTCCATCCAGCTCCGTATCGCGGAAATGTTCCACAACGACCTCTTCCGCATGATCTCGCAACTCGATACCGTTCGGTCCGCAACTGAAATCGACGCACGGCGGGAGGAAAAACTTGTCCTTCTAGGCTCTGTCCTCGAACGCTTCGAAAACGAGGCCCTCGACCCCGCAATCCAGCGCATCTATAACATCATGGAGCGGAAAAAACTCCTTCCCGAAAAACCTCCCGAGCTCGAAGACGCTGAGATAGATGTCGAATACGTCAGTATCCTCTCCGATGCGCAACGCGCAGCATCAACCGGTTCCATCGAACGCTTCATGCAGGTTATCGGGGAGACAGCCGCTGCCGTTCCCGAACTCATCAACCTCCCCGACTGGCAGGAACTTATCCGCGATTACGCCGACCGCCTCAACGTCCCCGCCGCGGGAATCAAGCCCCGTCAACAATTGCAGGCCGAACAGCAGGCGGCGGCCCAAAGACAGCAAGCCGAACAGGCGATCCAACAAACTAAAGAACTCACAGATGCCTCCAAAAACCTATCTGAGACAAATCTCGGGGGCGGGCGGACGGCTCTGCAAGCGTTGCTTGGGTGAGGGGCTCCGGTCCCTTCCCGCCATATCTGCCACCATCTGTCATCTCCATATTTCTTGACCCGACCCAGCCGGTAATATACCATGCAAGACAATGACCAATCCATCCGCCGTTTGCAGAAAAAGATCGAAGATGAAGAGCGCCAGCTACAAGACAAAGCCCTTAACGCCCTTCTCTCAACCTATGAGGGCCGTCGTCTGTTTTGGTGGATGCTCGAAGAAGCCGGAATCGGGGGCCAACCCTTCACCCCCGACCCTCACACAACCGCTTTCCGTTGCGGGGAACTCAATGTCGGCAATAAAATTCTTTCCCGACTTTTTGAAGTCTACCCCGAAGCCTACGTAACCATGCAGAAGGAAAACGAAGATGCCGCAAGAGCCCGTGAACAACGAATCGCAAGAAAATCAGGAGACGTCGACGGATACGACGAATCCTGATCCGAACGGGGAGACGCCCCCAGAATCGGCCTCCGGTTCCGAAACAGCCTCTCCCTCGGCTGAGGAAACCGTTGAGGCCGGAGATGGGCAAGATTCCCTTTTGACGGGCGGGGAATCTGAGGACGGCTCGGAATCAACCTCCGAGTCGTCCCCCATCGCCCAAGAAGATTTGAAAGAGGTTCTCGGCGAGCACGCCGATGAGGATCTCGTCAAAGAAGGATTCGACCTCATGCAAGAGCATGGGATCGGAAAAGAGGCAGGGCAAGCCCTTGCCAAATTCATGGCTGACCAACAACAAAAGGCGGCGGAAGCGACAGCCGAAGCGTGGGAAGCACAAATCTCGAAATGGCAAGAGGACGCGAAAGCTGATCCCGAATTTGGGGGCGACGCCCTCGATGAAAACCTTGCCAAGGCGAAGCAGATGGTTGAGGACTACGGCGACGATGACTTTAAGCAAATGCTTTCTGTTCTCGGCGTAGGAAATCATCCAGCTATGATCCGGTTCATCCTTTCTGTCGGAAAGGATCTCCCGGACGAAGGAAAACCCGTCGGGGGCTCTCCGAAAGCACCGGATCGCTCGATGGCGGACAAACTCTTTTCTAGCTAAGGAGCACGAAGATGGCTACTCTTTCTTCCACGTCTCCGACACTGCTTGACCACGCAAAGGCGCAAGACCCTGACGGGTCCATCGCCGTTGTCGCTGAGCTCCTGTCGCAGACGAACGAAATCCTCATGGACATGACCTATGTCGAGGGGAACCTTCAGACCGGGCACCAGCTCGCTATCCGAACTGGTATCCCCGAGGGCACTTGGCGCCGCCTCTACGGCGGGGTTCAGCCCGAAAAATCGACCCGTGAACAGGTCACCGAATCTACGGGTATGCTTGAAGCCTACAATGAGGTTGACAAGGCTCTTGCCGACCTTAATGGGAACACCAATGAGTTCCGCCTCTCTGAGGCGCGAGCCACAATCGAGGGTATGTCCCAAACCCTCGCGGAGAGCATTATCTACGGTTCTACCGCCACCAACCCCGAGCGGTTCGACGGCCTCGACACCCGCTATAATGATCTTTCCGCCTCCAACGCGGACAATATCATTGACGCGGGCGGAACCGGTGCCGACAATCGCTCGATCTGGCTCGTTGTGTGGGGACCGGAAACCTGCTTTGGGATCATCCCGAAGGGTTCGACTGCGGGCATCCAGGCCAACGATAAAGGCCAAGTCACCATCGAGGACCAAGATGGTTCTGGTGGGCGGATGGAAGCCTATCGAACCCACTTCCGCGTCGACGCGGGGCTGGCGGTCAAGGATTGGCGCTATGTCGTCCGCATCGCGAACATCGACAAGTCGGACCTCACCAAGGACGCATCCTCTGGTGCCGATCTCCCCAAGCTGATGTTTGAGGCTATGATGCTTCCGCCCTCCCTCTCAATGGGCCGACCGGTTTTCTACATGAGCCGGGACATTATGACTACGTTCATGCAGCAGCTTGCATATGCAACGCAGTCCTCCACCCTCACTACCGAGAACGTCGGGGGCGTCATCACAAACACTTGGCACGGTATTCCGCTGCGCCGGGTTGATCGCCTTGCCACTGACGAAGCTCAGATCACTTAAGGAGAATTATCATGATCCTCGACAGCAACCTTAAAATGGTGGATGAGGTCGATGTCTCCGCTTCGACGGGCACGGCGCTTGTCGGCGATGTCATCGACCTTTCTTCCAATGCGGTCAACCCCGCGCGGGGCGAACCGCTTTATCTCATCATCACCGTGACGACCGGATTCACAACGGGGTCCACGGCGGAGGCGCAGTTTAAACTCGCTTCGGATGACTCAACCTCCATTGCCACCAACGGCAGCGCGACTGAGCATGTCATCACCCCCGCCTACGATACCGGCGACCTTCCCGCCGGAACCCAACTCGTGTATTCGGTTCCGCAGGCACAGGATTTTGAGCGTTACCTCGGCCTCTTGGTCGTGACGACTTCGGCCTCGACCACTGCCGGAACCATCACCGCCGAAATCACAGCTTATGCCCCGCAAGATTGGCATAGCTATCCTGATTCGGTCAACTAATGGAGGCATGAATGGCTAAGGTGAAGCTCAAGTTTCCGTTCCGCGACTCTCGTGGAGTAGTCCACCCTCGTGGGGTAACGGAGAAAATTCCGGCGGGGGATAAACTCCCCTCTACTGCGCAGGTTCTTGATGAAGCAACCGAACCGGAATCTACTTCCGAGTCGGAGCCTGAGCCCGATACGCTTTCTGGCCTCCAGCAAGCGCAAAAGGCAAAGAAGACCTCCGCGCAAAAACAAGCAGACGGCGATAAAATTTGACCTCCATCGTCGATGTTTACAACAGGGCACTCGGCTTCGCGCACGCGCGGAGTCGGGTAGCCTCTGTCGGAGAAAATTCGCGGGAAGCCCAGATCTGCAATGATTGGTATGGGCTTGTGCGGGATACCGTTCAAGAAGCAGCCTATTGGGATACTTGCCGCCGAATTGAGCGGCTTGCCTTGCTCGCGGAGCGAGATTTCTCTTCCGATTGGGTTCTCGGGGACCCCGATCCCCAATACAAATACCTCTATGCCCTTCCCGATGACTATCTCCGAGCTTGGTATCTTACAAACTATGCCGAGTTTGTTATTCGATTTGACAATACGCGGGCCCGCCGTGTCCTTTCAACTAATGTCAAAAACGCCACGTTAGTTTATGCCACCCGAAACGACATTCCTGCCTCCTGGAGTTCCGGTCAGGTTCTAGCCATAGCATCAGGCCTTGCCTCCTACATAACAGGCCCCCTCACGGGTCGATACAACCTTATTGAGTTCAACCTTCAGCGGGCGAACAAAATCCTTGAAGACGCGCAAGCCGTGAATATAAATTCTGAGGATTTCCAGCTTGAAAGTATCCCGCCCTGGATCGAGGCGCGAGGATACGCAGACAATGCCCCGCGAACACGTTTCTATTACCCTTATGGAAGCCTCTTCACTGCAGCGCACGTAAACGTCGATGGCTAATCAATTCATATCCTTTGCGTTCACCGCCGGCGTCCTCTCGGAAAAACTGCTTTTTCGGGCAGACCTTGAAAAGTATGACATAGGTCTTCGAAAAGCCCGGAATTGGTTTGTCGATTATCGGGGCGGCGTTAGCACTCGCCCCGGACTTGAGTTTGTCGATAACGTCCAAACCCTCGGGAAGGAAGCAAGGCTTATCCCGTTTAAGTTCAACACTTCGCTTGGCAACAATATTGTAATCCTGTTTACAAAAGATCGCATTAGGTTTATTCAAAACGGGGCCTATATTCTTGAGTCTGGCGTAAGTATTTCTGGCATAACTAATGCGAATCCGGGGGTTGTTACCACAAGCTCCCCGCACGGCTTTAGTGATGGAGATTTCGTTCAGCTTTCTGGAACAGGTGCGCCCGAACTCGAAGCTCTCACCTTTCGAGTCACGAACAAAACTTCTACAACTTTTGAACTGCACATCGAGGATGCCAATGGTGGAACCACCCCCTTCGATTCTCCGGGCGCCTCGGGGGGCCAGGTTTCCCGTGTCTATACCATCTCAAACCCATATTCCCCGGAAGACTTCAAAGAACTTGTTTACGATCAAGACCTTGATGTAATCTACCTCACCCACGAGAATTATGTCCCCCGAAAACTCAGCCGATTTGCTAACAATAATTGGAGCCTCGATCCGGTCGATTTTGACGGAAATTCGGATGCACCGACAAACCTTTCGTTGACCCCAACAAATTCGCCGGGCGCATCTTCTAAAGACAAGGCCGGCGTAGCTTACACGGTAACAGCAACCGACTCCGAAGGGAAAGAAAGTTTTGCGCTTTCCTATGAACTTAACGAAACCACAATAAATTTCACCACAGAACGCGGTGCAATGTCATTGAGCTGGGATAACGTTAATTCTGCCGATTATTACAATGTTTATCGAACTATTGTTGTTCCGGTCAATGAGGCCGCTCCAGCTAGATCTAAAATAAGTTATTCCGACTCTTTCGGGTATCTTGGGCAAGCTACTGCTCCTACATTTATTGATGCAAACATTGTGCCCGATTTTACGCGGTTCCCGCCGATCCGTTATCGGCCATTTGCGGATGGCGCGGTTAGAAAAATAAACATAACTAACGGCGGAACGGATTATACGAAAGGCGGCACAACAGTATCCATAACATCCTCAACCGGCTCCGGTTTCAAGGGACTCGTCATTGAAGAGCCTGACGCTTATGGAAGCGGTAGCGGGGGCGAGGTTATCGGCGTTAAAATAGTTGACCCCGGATCGGGATATAAGTCCACCGATACAGTTGTCTTCAATTCAACGAACGGTTCGGGAGCAACTGCCGATCTCGAAGTAACCGAAACTAGCGGAAACAATCCCCGTGCTAACGCCCTTGTCCAACAAAGGCGGATATATGCGGGCACCCTCAACCAGCCGATGACCCTTTTTGCATCGCAGCCTGGAACACAGGATAACTTTGATTACACTCAGTTCCAAACCGCTGCGGACAGCTTTGAAATAGCTATCGACGCGAGCGAATTGACTCCGATTAAATTTATAATCCCGATAGCTGGCGGTCTTTTCGCCTTCACGGAGAGCACGGTTTGGCGAGTAGCGGGAACGGACGATAGTGTTCTTTCGCCAGGAACCGCTCGCGCCAATGTTGAGTTCAATGGTGGAACAGAAAACCTTCTTCCGCTCCAAATAAAAGATACGATTGTTTTCCTTCAATTCCGGGGGAACAGAGTCCTTTCTTTCATGCCCGGCCGGCTTCGAGATACCTTTGAGGTAAAAGAAGTCTCCCTATTTTCTTCGGATTTCTTCCGCTCCGATAATAAGGTTATTTCGTGGGCCTTTGTTGAGAGCCCTAATAACATGGTTTGGGCTGTCCGGGAGGACGGCACCCTCCTTTCTATGGCATACGTCCCCGAACAAAATGTTTATGCGTGGACGGAGCACGATACTAAAGGTCGGGTCAAAGATGTTGTTTCGATTTTCGAGGGCAAACGAGATGTTCCATATTACCTAGTCGAACGTGACGTTAATGGAGAAACCTTTACCTACCTAGAACGTATGGCGGACAGGGAAATTACTTCAGTCGAGGAAGTATTTGCCCTCGATTCCGGGGTAAAAACGGAAGATACTTTCCCGGCTGCAACGATCACTCCAACCTACGGCAAGGGAACGGGCGATTTTGTTGAAGCCGACTCCGCTATCTTTTCCGCCTCCGATATTGGTAAGCACCTCAGAGTCGGGGGCGGGCGTGGAATTGTTGTAGGCGTTAACATAGCAAACGATACCCTAACCGTTGATTGGGTTATCGACATGACGGAGTTTAAGCCCCAAGAACCGGATACGCCTATTGAAGCGAAAGAAGGCGAATGGTCGCTTAATGAAACATTTTTGACCTTTTCGGGACTTTCGCATCTTGAGGGCGAGGAAGTCGCAGTTTTCGCGGACGGTAACGTCCTCCCGAATAAGACTGTTTCTGGGGGCAAAATCACCCTAGATGCCGAATATTCAAAAGTCTTTGCAGGGCTCAACTATGACGCAGAACTCCAAACCCTTCCCATCCGCGCACGAGAAGAAGTCATCGAGGGTCGGCAGAAAAGAATCGTTAAAGCTGCGATAAGGCTTTTGAATAGTCGGGGGCTCGAAATCGGTTCAACCATCGAGCAAGAGGGTATAGATTATATCACATATCCGCTTAAAGAGCGGACAACAGAAAAATACGCTGAACCCACACGCCTTCAATCAAGGCTTCTTGAACAGACAATCGGGGGCGAGTGGACTGAGGATAATTCTTTGGTTATTCGGAAAAACTTGGCTTCCCACGCAACTATCTTGGGGCTGATAATTGATGCAGAAATCGGTAACGATTAAGGTTATTGAAACCCCGGAAGCCGGGGCTATTCAGGATTACATCCTCCTGTTTCAGCCGAGCGGGACTCGGGTCGGGGTGAAACGCCTATCATTCATCCCCCTCAAGGTCTATCTTTGGATCGACCTTAAGAATCCGAGCAAGTCGTTGTTCCGCCGAATGAAAGAAGAACTGGCTCTTTTGCGGAATGTTAACCTTGTAGTTAATATCGAGCACAACAATTCCGTCACTCGACGGTTTGCAGAATGGCTGGGTTTTGTTGAAATCGCCTCAACAACCCAATGCCTGATAATGGAAAGGAAGTTTGACTGATGGAAGCTGCATTTGCTGTCGGATCTACCGCTTTTTCTTCAGCCGGAGGCTCCCTTCTTACGGCACTTAGTCTTGCTTCGACTGCCGTAGGGACCATAGCCTCTTTTCAACAGAATAAGTTCCAAGAAAAGATGCTTGAGCAACAAGCTAAAGTTGCAGAGCAAAACGCTGATCGGGAGAGGTTTGCGGGGCAAATAGATCAGCAAGAACGTGATTTTGTTGCCCTTCAAGAAATGGATGCTCGGGTTGCGCGGCAGGCGGCGAGTGGGCTAAGTTTGCAGAGCCCTAGCTTCCGCCGCCGTCGAAGAACTGATCGCGTCCTTGCCAGAAAAGATGCGCTGCGGATCAGGAATGAAGCCGAGGTTCGCGCAACTAATTTTGAAAATCAGGCAGCCTCGCGAAGGGCCGAGGCCGATATGGCTGGAAATGCGGCAACATTTTCCATATTCGAGGGGGTGCTTGGTGCGGGGCAGGACCTTATAACCGGAGCCGAGTTTGTAAACCGACAAACCGCAAGAAAAACCCGTAGGGACGGATTGGAGATTTAATAATGGCGCTTGGTGATATTAGGCCTACCCGTACCCCGCTGCAAGCACCGAATGTTAGGACCAACCCTGATGCTTTCGGGGCCGGGGTTGGTGAGGCCCTTCGCGGACTCGCGAACCAGACAGCAAGTTTTCTGCAATCGCAAGAAGGGGTTAAGGATGCGGAGGCCGAGCTTTCTGCTCGATACGATGCCCGGCAACAGAAGCTGAAAAGAGCTAAGGCTTCTGTCGAGCTTACCCGACTCACAAATGAACTTAATCGGGGGCTTACTGAAGCCGCGGATGAACAAGGCCGCTATGCGGAGGGTTTCACCAATTCTGCCGAAGTGGCCGCCCGTGAACGTGCTCAAGAGTTTCTTGATAGCCTCGATAAAGACCTCCGCCCCGAGTTCGCGCCCCGCGTTGAAAATATGGTTCAGGGGGCCGTCAACACCGCATTCAACCGCCAAACGGCTATGGAGGATGCGGCGTTTAAGACTGATTTTCAAGACTTGCAGACACAGGCTATTGATTCCATCTTATCCGGCACCGGAACTATAGATGAATGGGTAGCTAATATTGCTGATTTTGCGGGGAACAGCCCACTTACAACGCTTGAAACTGACGAAATGCTTGACTCCGCTTTGGAGTCTATGGAAAAGGCGCAGTTTATTGTTGACTCGCGTTCGGCTTATGTGGAAACCGCACCAAGCTCGGCAACCGCAACCGCAGGATTTGCGTCCCCAAAAGGGGCTGAAGCCCAGAACATAGGCTCCGGCCGCGTCTTTACTTCCGAAAACATGAAGCCCATCTTTGGTCAAGATGGCGCCTCCTCAATGACAGATGCGGAGGCCGGGGAACGTATTCGTCGCGTCCTTTCCGGGCCGTATCAAAAGATGATGGAGGTGTTCGGCGGGCCGCTCGTCATCAATGATGCGGTTGCGAAGGAGGGGACATCCCGCGAAACACAAACCCCCGGATCGCGGCATTTTGACGGCATCGCCCTTGACATTGATATATCAGGAATGTCGGACGAGGAAAAGCAAAGGGTTCTCGACGCCGCGCTACAGTCCGGTTTCCGTGGAATTGGCCTCGGAGAAAACGTCCTCCACGTTGACATGCGAGGTAACTACGCGGCTTGGGGATACAAAAACAGCGATTTCGGGGGAATCCCGATTGATAAGGCTGAGGCTCTCGTAGAAAACTATGAGGGAGGCCCTGTTACGCCCGATGATCTTATGCGGGAGGGGGAGAACGACCCTTACCCAAATATGACATATACACAGAAACAAGAAGCCCTCGCCGATGCGCAAGCATCTCACATAGAACTGATGAAAAGGCAATCTGAGGCTCGTAGCCAACAGATGAACTCGGAAATCAATCAGCTTAAGTTTGCCGTTCAAGAAGGGTCTGCGAGCTTTACCCAACTTAACGATCTTCGGGAACGTTACCCCGAAATGGATTATGAAACATA